GGTGGGCTACGCAACCCCAGGCGGGTATGCCAGATACGGCGTCACAGGCAACGAAGGCGTCCAGCTCGGTAGTTACGCGACCGGAGGCTACCCTTTCCAAGGGTCGATGGCTTTCATGGGGATATATGAAGACAACAACGGATACATAACCGCTGATCCGAAGTGGAACGACCTGCAAGCCTGGGCGCTATCCCACTACGGGGCGACACTCACGTGACCGAAACCCGGAAGAAGTAAAGGAACCAGATCATGCACACAGAATACTTTGACGGCACCCTCGGTGCTGTACGCAACCCCCAGCAGATCGAGATTAAACCGTCCGACGGCACCCGTATTGGACGGCCTGAGGGCGGCTGGCAGGTGTCGCAGCTTGCGGCGCTCGGTCTGTATCCGGTCGCGCATATTGACCGGCCCGAAGACACCGACACCGTGACCCATACCGAGTCGGTGGCGCTTGGCGTGGCGGGCGATCCGGCAACCGCCACGACCGTCTGGACCGAACGGGCATGGACAACGGCGGAGCTAGCCGATCGGGCTACCGCAGCAGAAGCTGAAGCTGCACGGGCGACAGTGAAAGCGTCCCTCGCCTCGTTGGGTGACGGTGTTGGTTTGAGCACAGACCAGGAAGTGAAAGCAGCGCTGCAACTAGTGGCGCAAGAACTAGCGACAAACGGTCCAATGCCGTGAGACCAGTCGAGCAGCTGTGGGACACGATAAAAGACACCCCTTCTGTTCCTGCTGTCGGTCATGCACTAGTGCAGTTGGTTATGCTCGTGGAACAGTTGGAAGCCAAGATTATTGAGCTTGAGGGCCTAGAGTAGTGGCCCACTCAAGGAGTCAGAAAAGGCAGCTTCTAGCCAACAGGTCGGCAAACGTTGTGCTTGGTGTTGACACAAGCAACAGTGTTGGAGGCGGGACAGACAATGCCATTATCGCTTCAACAAATTCTTCAATCGCATCCCACCCGACGACAGCACGCTCAGCGACAAACTCTTCGATTATAGGTTCCAGTGGTAGTACCATCACCGGCGCTGTCGGTTCTGCCATTATCGGAGGGATCAGCTGCACCGTTGAATCTCCGACCACATCAAATGACTCTTACTCTGTCATCGTGGGAGGATATAGCAACAATGTGGACTCCAGCTCTTACGGGTACAATTCGATTTTAGGGGGGCAAAGTAACAGGGTCACCGGCGTCACAGGCTGGTCAGGCATCGTTGCAGGATACCAAAGCATCGTCAACTCCGGATCTTCCTACACGGCAATAACCGGAGGGAAGTTCCACACAGTCCAAACGAATTCGGCTTCAAGTTTTTTGGGTGGAGGCTGGACGAACACGATGACAACGGCCAACCGCTCCGCCATCGTCGGAGGGAACGGTAACACGATGACAAATGTTGACCGAAGCAGCATCGTTGGAGGGGACGGCAACGCTATAACAAACGCTGACCGCAGTAGCATAGTCGGGGGAGACGGCAACATCGTCTCGGGCATGGACGATGTCGTCATGCTCGGTTGTGTCAGCCGCACCGCTACAGCAGCACAGACAGTCCACTTAGAGAAGCTTGTCATAATGGACATCCCTGTCGGAGATTCAACAATAACCCCTGACCCTTTGATAGCGCTGGCCCTGGATGTCGGCACCGTCTACCGTGATGGCAACAATTTAATGATAGTGACCTGATAGCAGCATGAGCACGCGTGAAGGGGTCGAGCAGGAACTTGAATGGCGGAGGTGCAAAGCCAACCCGGTCTATTTTATGGAACGGTACTGGCACATCTCGATCCCTGGCGGATCGCCCCTGTTTGAACTCCGCTCCCCCCAGCTGGAAGCAGTGGGCGTGTGGGAGGGCGGGGATAACACTATCTCGTTGAAGGCCCGACAGATCGGCTGGTCAACTTTGGCTGCCGCTTACGCTTTCTGGAAAGTGTTTTTTCATTCCGATGAGACTGTCGTCATGCTTTCCCGAACCGAAAATTTTGCCAAAAAACTTCTCCAAATGAGCAAGTACGGTTTCAACCGGCTACCCGAATGGATGCAGGACCGTGGCCCCGGCTGCGAGAAACAGAACCTTCTTGAACTCAACTTCGTGAACGGTTCATCTATCGAGTCGATGGCTTCCCGTGAGAACGCTGCTCGTGGTATCACAGCCTCCCTCATTATTGCTGACGAATGGGCGTTCTTCAACGACCCTGCCGAAGCCTGGACCGCTATCTACCCTGCGACCGAAGTAGGCGGACAGATTATTGGCATTTCTACCGCCAACGGTTTCGGCAACTGGTTCCACAAATTTTATGAATCAGCGAAAGCAGGCACCAACAACTTTGTTGCCATGTTCTTCGCTTGGGACGCTGTGCCTGGCCGTGACGGCGAATGGTACAAGAAACGCACCAAGGACATGGAACCTTGGCAGTTGTCGCAGGAATATCCGACAACCGACGAAGAAGCTTTCATTGCTTCCGGCAACCCTGTCTACGACACCGACATGCTGAAACAGCGGATCGAAGTGCTGAAACCAGAGTTCGAGGGGCGGCTGGCAATAGACCAGGAAGGCGGGTTCCAACTCATCCAATCGGATGCACCGAACCTGCGGACATGGGAACGGCCACAAGCCGACATGAGTTACGCTATAGGCGCTGACATCGCAGCAGGAGGCCCTCAGGGCGACTACAGTACAGCGTGCGTGATCAAGGTGAACACCGGCAGGGTTGTCGCAATGTTCAGAGACCGGGTAGTCCCCGAAGATTTCGCTGAACTCCTGGACAGTCTGGGCAGGTTCTACAACAAAGCTTTGCTCGCTCCTGAACGCAACACGCATGGCCTTGTCGTGGTCCGACGCCTCATGTATGAACTGAACTATCCGAACCTGTATCTCCACACGAGAGATAACATCAACCAGACAACCACACGCAACGCAGGCTGGCACACGAACGGCACATCGAAACCTGTCATGGTAGACGAGCTCGGTGCAGCTCTGCGTAGGGGCGAAGTCATTTTGCATGACGACGACACTCTCATCGAGTTGATGGCGTACTCTCGGAAGATTACGAGCAACGGTCACGAAACGTATGAGGGGAAACCTCACGACGATCTTGTGATCGCTTTGGCTATCGCTAACATGATGCGACCGCATGTCCATGTTGTTAAGAAAAAGATGGAAGAAGAAGGGGACGGGCTCACTATGGAATTTTTTGAAACTCTCGCTGAGCGCGCCAAAGCACACAAGAAGAACAGTTCTTCTAAGCCTTATACCGCTGGCTACAAGCCACCTAAAGTGAATCCGGGGTTCATCGTTCATGCCTAACCTTATTTGCGCCGACTGCGGCGTAGCTGAAAGTCAGGACGGCCGGGACATCTGTTTCGGCTGCAAGATAGGTTCTTTGACTTTCGGGTCTGTACCTATGTCGTCCTCGACTGAACACGAGATCGTTGCAGCTAACAAGGGGCGAGATATTGTGCGTGCCGAACCGATGCCTGACCGGCGAGACTCGGCACAGAAACCAGTATTGACCATTTCGGAAGACACTAAGAGAATGATTCACGCTACTCATGGACGTTAACGCTCCCATCCCATCAGTCTCGTCAGGCAAAGTGCCTATCGGGAGGCAACAGAAACTTGCCGATTACCGTGCCGAGATCGGCTCGGCTAAAGAAGACATGGAAGAAGGTGACGGCTATCATGAGAACTGGCGACGGTTCATCGGCATGTATGAACGGAACCTCAACACTTCCAACGACCCTGCCGTAGACAGCATAGATGTCCCTATCGGTTTCGCTAACGTCAACATTCTGCGTTCAGCGTTGACCGTGAACCATCCGAAGTTCACTGTGAACCCTCGCAACAAGGCATCCTACATGCCTGCCACGTTGTCTGAGGAGATCATAAATTACGAGTGGTATCACAACGACCATCAGGACGAAGTCCGTATGGCTGTTGACGATTTCCTTATCACCGGTAACGGTTGGATGAAAGTCGGGTACCATCTGGAAACCAGCGGGCGTCGCAGCGAAGTGACGGCCCTGTCTCAACAGTCCGAAGGCGGTATAGACTACGGGGCGTTCGCTGAAGGGTTTAGCGACGACTTCGACGGGGTGGTCGACCGGGCACAGTTGACGTTGAACTCACGGCCCGCTATGGGAGGCAACCTTCCCCCTCGTTCAGAAATGGCACGCCAACTGCGCGAAGTTGGGGCCATCATCTTGAAAGATGAGTGTGTGGTGGAACGGGTCAGCGTGTTCGACATGCTGATAGACCCTACGGCCACGTCGATGCGTAACGCCCAGTGGATCGCTCAACGGGTGCCTGTACGTTCAGATGTGGCGGCAGACAACAAAGGCTGGCCTGCTCGTGTGAGAGGGCAGCTTTCTCCGGGCCAAAAATCTTTGGCTGAGGACCCTGACACTGGCGTCCTTGATGACGGTTCACCTAATTCGAGCATCATCAACGGTCGCCCTGGCGGCGACAAGATCGAATGGGTTATTGTCTGGGAGTTCTACGACCTTCAAGATGGCACCATGTGCATCTTCGATGACGATTTGGCTGACGATTTCTTGGTGAAACCGCAGCCGATACCTTTCGCTTTCGGTCACCCGTTCGTCCACATCGGCAACTATTCTGTCCCAGACAAGTTTTATCACATCGGTGAGCTTGAACGGATCGAAACTCTGCAAATGGAGATCAACAAGACCCATTCGGCGTTGGTGAATGACCGTAAAGGTTTCCAACGCAAGTGGATGGTTGCGGAAGATTTCTTGAACGACGAAGGCCCGAACAGTCTCGCATCGGTTCTCCGTTCAGAAGACGACAACCTTATAGCTTCCATCCCTGCGTTAAAACAGGGTCAGCGCATGGACGACATTATCGCCCGTGTCCCCTCCCCCCAGCTCGACCCTGCCTTGTACAGTGTGGGGTCGGTGTTGCAGAACCTCATGAACGAGGTGAGCGGCATTTCGGAATATCAGCGTGGTTCAGGCTCAGGTGGCGGAACAGCCACCGAAGCGGCAATCATCAACGACGGCACTCTTGCTCGGATGAAAGAGAAGCAGGGCAAGGTCGAAAAGTTTATGCGTGACACTGCCCGTCGTGTCGTCCAGTTGAAGCAGCAGTACCAGAAGTCTGAGAAGGCTTTGCGTATCTCGTTGGGTGACAACCCTCAGGCTGTGCAGAAGTTGAGCGATGCGGGTGTGGACTTGGAAGCGGCCACAGGTGTGGCTAACCCTTCGGAACTGTTCACTACCTACACTTCTGAGGATATTAGAGGCGAGTACGATCTGATTGTCGAGGCGGGTTCGTCTACGGCGTTCAACGAGTCGCAGCGTCGCCGTTCCATTCAGGAGATGCTGGCTACTATCGGCCCGTTCCTCCAGTTGGGCAAGATTGATGTGGATGCTCTTCTCACTTATGTGCTCCAGTTCGGTTTCGGTATCCCTAACGCTATGGATTTCTTGAAGAAGGAAGAACCTGCGCAGCAGCAGCCTGGTGGGACGCCTTACGGAGGCCCTGGCGGCCCCCCTCCTCAGCAGGGGCTACCCCCTGGCGGTGCGGGCGTAGCTTCGGTGCCAGGAGGCATCCTTCCCCCTTCAGGTGGCGTCCCAGAGTCGGCTTCCGCCCCACCTCAGAACTTACCGACTTCTAGCTATTGACAGTTGGTAGTGCTATAATGTATCCGGGGAGAAATGCTCCCTACTTCGATTTACCCAAAGGACGTGGACCCCTGTGGAATCAGGACTAGCTACAGCCGAAGGCTCGAACCCTTCCGAAATTAACATGGACCAGATGGTCTCCGTCAAAGTTGATGGGGTAACTTCACAGATCACAATTCGTGACGCAGTGAACGGTTACGCCACCAAACAGAAGATGACTGAGGCCACTACCCGAGCAAGCGAACTCCAGAAGCAAGTAGATGCCTTTGACACGTTCAAAGCGCAACTACAGCGGGACCCTCAGGGGACAATCACTGGGCTAGCTGAGCGCTTCAATGTTACCTCCCCCGGAGCCTCTGACGAGGACTACTCCGATGACAGTGTCGATCCGGCACTGGCGGAAGTCAGAAATCAATTGGCTGAACAGCAACGAAAATTCGATGCTCTTCAATCCCAACTGGCAACCAATGCTCAAACTCAAGAGATTGAAGCGACCATGGACCGGCTACAAGCCCTCCACGGTGACGCTTTCAAGAAGGAAGACGTTCTCAGTTACGCATTGTCTCGAAACATAGACGATGTGGAAACGGCTTTCAAAGCGTGGCGGTTCGACGAAGGGCTTTCAAACTCTCCGTCCGACGCTCCGCTCGACGAAGTCGTCCAGGCTTTGGGGCATGTTGCCCCTGGCGCACCTAAAGCTACACCGACCCCTGCGAAAGGAACCGTTCAGGCACCGACGTCTGCACGGGAATCCATCGAACGGGCGTATGCGGCTTCTGGTGTGAATCTGGATGAGTTCCTAGCTTCCGCTTTCTGACAAGAGCCTCATATTTAGGAGAATTTCATGCCTGTAGGTAACCCTAGTTTCGGAGAGATCGCTTCAACGACTCTCAACGAGCATGCAGCTTTGCTCGCTAACAACATCTTTGACAATCAACCGTACATGTACTGGTTGCAGCAAGGTGAACGGGTGAAAGATTTCAACGGTGGTAACACTATCGTTGAGCCCATCATCCACGGTAAGAACACGACTGTCGCCACGTACGCTGGTTACGACACCCTCGCCGTCACAGCTCAGACCGGTCTCACCGCCGCAAGCTTTGACGTGAAGCAGGCTTTCGCAACCATCGCTATTGACGGTTTCAGTCAAATGCAGAACTCTGGCCCGCAGGAAGTCATTGACCTCCTCGAAGCCAAGATGATGCAAACGCAGGAATCTA